ATCTCCCATTTCAATCTCAATATCGAAAAACACCTCTCTATGGGTAACTGAGGGTTCATCGTTTATTCCATATTTTTCAATGAGGAATTTTTGGTGGGGTTTCATATCGTGGAAGTGAAGTTTGGGGTCATCACTTTTCCAATTTTTAACCTTTATAAGGGGTTCCCCATTTATACCTTTATGGGTAGCATCATATTCATCACATTCTTGGTAGGCTTGGTTTGTCCATTCGATTTTATTATATCCACTATCTGTCCAAAGATGTATATTATACTTATTATAACTTAGCCGTTCGGCGTGTATTTTTTTGTATGACATAACTTATTATTTTTCCGTCTATTTTCTAATATACCAAGAGGTTGTGTGTTGGTAAAGTTAAAACACTTTTTTTGCTCTTCCAAGTTAGATAAATCGAAACTATCACAAGGTACTATATGGTCTATTTCCCAATATGTTCCATAGTTATCCCAACTCATATTTTTGTCAAACATTGTAGATAGATATTTTTTATATTCATCTACAGTACACCCTAAAAGATTCAATGACGTTTCTTCTTTAAGTTGTCCCCTAAGAGCAACATTTATTCTGGCTCTTAAGATATTTTTTATTCTAAAGTTTTCATCATTATGGTATCTATCTTTATAATAAGTAGGATTGTTCTTATACCATTCATTGAAAGCTTTATGCTTTTCATCTTTATGAGTTTGGTTATACAGAGCGTTATATTCTTTTATTTTACCTTTATTTTCACTCTTCCACCTAACCATATTTTCTTTAACCCTCTCTTTATTATTTTCTTTCCATGTTAACCATTTATCTTTATTATTAAGATAGTGGTTACGTTTACATTCTTTACATTGTGATTGATTTTTACTAAAATCCATTATTGGTTTAGTAGTATCACATTTCCTACAGAGTTTATCCATTATGTGTTTTGGTTATACATATAATAGATTCCAACTCTTCTTGGAGAGATTAAATATCTCTTAACTCTTCTTCTGTAAAAAACTGACGTAGGTCTGGGGAGAAATAGTTAATAGACTTCATCACCTTCATATCTCTTGTCCTATAAACAACATACCCTGTTTCTTCAGAACCTTCATAATGACAAGGTTCACCTTGCTCTTCACTACGTACTTGAACGGTTTTTTGTGCTTCTTCCTCGGTTTTACAAATTTTAGACATATTAGATGCTTGAACCTCAGCATATCCTGGTAGGATTTTGTCTTTAAGGCCAAAAACTAGAGCTCCATTTCCTAAACCAACATATGTAATATCTAAAATAGCATCAAGGATACCAACTATGTCTCTCTCGGCAACTGCTTCTTTGAGTTCTTGTAACTCTTCATCTATAAAGTTAACTACAAACTGTGCATCTTTTTTGTCGATGGTTGGTTTAGTTCTATTCTGCCAACCTTTACCCATCACATTGTTGAATTTTTCTACCTCGTCTATAAAAGGAACTTCTCTTTCTATATCCCGAGCTAGAGAGGCATTTTCATATTGCTGTTCACGAATTAGCTTCATTTTTAAGCTTGTGATTTTTCTCTCCATAACTTTATTTTTTTTCTATTAAATGGTAGTATATTCTTTCTTTTACAGTTTTTTTCCAAGTATTTATTCGAGATTGAGAGAAACTATCTTTTTGTTTTGGGTCTATCAAAATCATAAGATTTCCTTGTAATTCAGCATCTATGATAGCTAATATTTCTTCTTTTATCATATATTTAGTATATGAATTATTTTTTGGGTTTCCAATAATTTTTATCTAAATATTTGTAATTACTTTGAGGATCTTTTAAAAGAAGAAACATTCTTTTCTTTGGAATTCTTTCAAAATCCATACATTCCTTTATAGAATTGTATATCTTTCCAGTTTCCGTATTAAATATTTGATTTCCCCTTTTTGGTCCAGCTCCAACTTTAGGTTGTCCTTTACCACCAGCTCCAGGTTTTGGTTTACCTTTTTGTTTTAGATCCGGTTTTCCTTTTCTTGAGCTTGGGATCCCCATTTTAGCTATACTCAGATTTTTACAATGTTCTTCTGTTTTAGTTTTACCAAGCATAGATTTGCTTATTTTATCCTTAACTTGAGAAGAACGGGGGCCTTGCCCTATGTCAAATAATTCACAATTTAAACCTTCAGATATTGTATTGTATTTTTGTTTCCAAAATACCTCCTTAACGTTTAATTTATCTAAAGAACATTCTTCAATTATTTCAAATATATGATTATTAACACCATGTTTTTGAAGTGAATTATACAATTTAGGTTGTTTTTTACAATCTAACCTTTTATATTGTTTAAATCTTTTTTCAATGTCAATAGATTGCCCAATATATATCTTATTGGTAGGAGAGGTGATTTTATATATTCCGATCATAATAATATGTTTATTATACATATTGTACCCTACCGGCTTTTTCACCTCTCCTTGAGGTATCTTAATGAAGCATTTTATATTGACTAGCCATATCTACTGATTTGAAGTATTCTTGCCTTACTTCAGATTTATCCATGAAGACGCCTGTTAGATGATTTGTAACCATAGCTGAACCTACATGATTGGTGCCTCTACAGCTTACACATTGGTGTTCTCCTACTATTGTTACTGCTACGCCAATGTTTCCTTCACATACTTTATCTACTGCTTGGTGAATAGCCATTGTTAGCTGTTCTTGGATAGCTCCTCTACGACCAAAGTGTTCAACTAAGCGATTTAGTTTAGATAAACCAATCACTCTAGCATCTTCTCCAGGAATATATGCTATATGAACTCTACCCAAAATAGTTTCGTGGTGGTGAGAACATTGACTGGTTAATGGTATGTTTGTCTGGACGACTAATCCCCGATATCCGTCACTTGGGAATGATGTGATTGCTGGTGGGGCATCATATCTACCTTTCCATTGTTCAAATACATATTTTTTGGCTATCCTATGTGGTGTTTCGGATGAATTTGGATCATTTCTCCAATCTACCCCAAGAGCATCTAGAAATTTTCCATATGCTTTTTCTGCTTTATTTACCATTTTCCACTTTTCATTTTCAGTAAGGGGAAATCCAGGTGCAACTCCATTTGCAAATCCTACTTGAACACACTCTAAATCTGTGTGTTGTTTTTTACGATTGTTTTCTGACATATTAATCTTTGATTGTTATTTCTTTTATATTATATTGTTTTTTATAGGTTTCAATATATGAATCTCCTATACCGATATCAACGATTTCAAAATTATTTGGTATAAGAGGAATATGTTTACGGTTGGTTATGATAGCATCCAACTCATAGTTTACATATGTGTTAAGGTAATATTTTTTACCTGTAGATTTTTTATAAACTACACATATAGTAATCTTTTCACTTTTAGGTCGTCCTGTACGAACAAATGAAGTGGTTTTTTTAGAAGGTCTTCCTCTTCCCATAACTTTAATTTTATTGAAAAATATGGAGACTCTTTCGAGTCTCCAAATATTTTTTAAAATTTTTAAAATACTAGTTAAGCACCTAGAGATACATATAACGCCCCTGATTCGGAACCATACCATAATTGGCCTGCTATACCTGGGTCTTCGGTAGGTAGGTCAGGTAAGGAAATTCCGGTTGGAGTCATCAAAAGGCGTTGTTGGGATGTTGGGGAGATATCTGCTATTCCAAGTGTTATTTCTGTACTCTCTGTAGAAGGATCGGCTCCTAGTTCTGAAGTAGCAATATACACTTTATCTCCTGGTAGGTAACCTGTTCCTCCGTTTGTAGTGGTAATAAATCTTATAAAAGGGCCTTCTCCTAAATTAGATACAGTAACATTTACAGTTAGTCCTGTACCGGATCCTCCCGTAGGTTGGACATCTTCATAAACCCCTACTAGAATTGTATCAGTTTCAAATGTTGTAGGGCTAGCTAAACTAGCCAATTGTTCAGTAATTACTTCACCTGTACTAGGGATAATAGATTTTACCTCTATACTACCAGATGCTAATGCTGTGATAGAGTCTGTTCTAGATCCTGATGTGATTGTGTATACTCCATCAACCAACGATGCTGATGCTAGTGTGTTAATGTTACCATCCATTTCGGCGATGGTTAATTTACTTCCTTTTCCGGTTCGGGTTACTATTGCCATTGTTTTGTTTTCTATTGGTTTATTTATACAAAGTAGTTGTCTATGTAATTGTTTACAACATATTCATTTTCTGATGGGTCTATTGTTTGGGGTAATGGCCCACCACCACCAGAGGCATTTGACATTAATAGTTGTTGTTGTTGAACAAAACTCATATAATTTTCAAATAGGAGTTGTTCTTGAAGATATTTGTCTCTAACTTCCATTAAAGGTAACCCCACATTATCACTTCTGAGAAGGTAGGATTGCCATGGACCCGGATGGTTTACGTAATTCATGTAATACTTTTATTATAAATATTAGCGATTGTATAAAGATAGAATTTCTTCTTTAGATTTTACTCCAATTACTCTATTTGTTTCTACTCCATTGTTTACAAATACAGTTGTAGGAACATTACGGATTCCGTATTTTTGAGCAATATCTGGTTGTTGATCAACATCAATGAATTGGATAGGTAGGCCTTCTGATTTTAATGCTTCCATTTTAGGTTTAAACATTTTACAAGGTCCACACCATGGTGCTGAGAAATATAAGATTTGTTTCATTTTTTTAGTTTTTGTATATATATGCTTTTTCCAAGAACTGGGGAGTTATAAAAATCCCAATAATATCCTAGGTTTTTAAGGGTGAGATTTTCTCTGTGTAATAACCCTCCATATAAATTTAGTTTTTTATATAGTTCATCTCCACTATTATGATCAGCAAATACATTAATTAATATAGGATTATTTTTTGAAATCCATTCTATTAAAGATTTTGAAATAATAGCTAAGGGTTTTGCTATTTCTTTATAAGATTTAGGTTCTTGGGTAGTAGTTTTACCATCCATATCAAACCCAAAATTATAATACCCTTTCATATCTTGAGGTAAAGTAAAACTTTTGGGAAAAATATTTTTATTTTCAGGGTCTATATCTTGGATAACCATTCCATATTCAAAATCTCCATATGTAAAAGTTACCCTAGAATTTAGTTTTAATGGAAGAGCATCTACCTTATCTATATCTATTACCTCATTAAGAATATTAGAAAGTTTATTTAATAAAAGTGCTCTAGTGCTCATTTTACTATAATATAATTAATTTGATAATCTCCGAATGTTGTTGTTTGTGTCCAATACATATTTAGGTTATTTGGTTTGTTTTATAAGATAATTTAATATTTGTTCATCAGTTGGTGTTTTATATCTATTAATTCTATAAATTTCTTCAGCCATAATGTTACCTTCATTAATAGAAATATCTTGGATTTGTTCTATTTTTTCTCTAATGTTACTTATTACATTATCATATTCATAACATCCATCGTAATGTCCCATATATGTTTATATTTTGTTATATTTTTTACTGTTGTTAATCCTTTTAGTCCATTTTAAATTTTCTGGTTGGGTAGCTTCATATGGGGAAAGTCCTTCTTTAAAGCATTGTGATCTAGGTTTAACATGGTCTAGTGTAGGATAATTTTTGTCACTATAATGGAGTTTAAGATTATCTTTTATATATTCTCCATCTATATAGTCGTAGCCATCCCATGTTTCAAGCATTTGATTTCGAATCTTTCTAGTCAACCAATCGCATCTTTTCCAATATTGTTTCCAATCAAAATTTTCTATAACATTACAGTTTTTCTTTCGGGTTTCCAAACCTTTTTTCCAAGCTTTTTCATTATCTCTAAATTTTCGCATATGTTCAGCCCGTTGAGCTCTTTCTTCCCCCATATTTTCTTTTACCCATTCACCTTGGCATTTGTTATTGCAAAATACATTTTGATTATTCTTGTTATATCCATTAGGGTAAACTCTAACATCACTATTACATTGTCCACATTTTCTAAAAGTATATTTACTTTTATTTTTTTCTAGTTTACAATCTCGAGTACAATATATTTTGTAGGGGCTACTTGAAATAAATTCTACATTACAATTTTCACAAATTCTTTTATACTTATTCATAATATTGTTTTATTATAAATATGTAAAAAAATACTTTTTATTAAGTATTATATGCTAAACTCCACGAGCTTGGTCGAAGGCTATGATATGGTCACGCCCTGTCATGTTATATCCTTTTTCAGCACACATTTCAAATACAATAGGGTACATTTTGATAAGTTCTTCTCTTGTATCTCCAGCGGGCATAATATAAGTTTTATCTTTTGGAATGTTCATCTTTATTCTAAAATCTTCAATTTCTTGCAGGTTTTCCTCTGTGCCATCCCAAACAGGTTTATAATGATAATCTTTATGGTATTCAATCATTTCAGCTATTGCCTCATAATTTAGACGGAACTTATTATGTTGTTTAACCATTTTCTCATCCGTAATCGTACCTTGAGGCGTAGCAACGCCCACAATGGGAACGCTATTGCTAAACTTAGGGCTAAGAGAGATAAGACCTATAGGATAATCAGTCTTAATAAAATGAGAACCTTCAGTTTCAATAGTGATAAGAATATCTCTTTCATGTGCAAAGTGTGTTAGTTCATTTACAAGTGCAGGATGCATTGTAGGTGAACCACCTGTCAACATCATTTCTTTAACATGAGGATTTTCATCGTATATTTTGATGATGTCATTAAAGGTAAAAGTGCCTTTTTCTGGGTGAATACTTGTGTACCAAGAGTCACACCATCCACCTTCACCGAACCAACATCTGTGCGTGCAACCCGTGGTTCTTACAGCTATTGTTGGTCTACCAAAGCGACTACCTTCAGACTGTACACACCTGTAAACTTCAACAATGGGTAATACTTTATTGTAATCCTCTATTCTATTCTTCATAAATTGAGCTGTTATTATCGTTTTCGAAACATTCTACTTTAATGCATTTGCATCTACCTGCATCTGTTTTAGAGAGCACTTCATTAAATTTATCGTATACAAGTTTTGCACATGATTCTGCTCCCATTTTTTCTAAAAAATGTACTTTAGCTAAACCCGATACTTGGAGCATTTCAAACATGTCTCTGTAAGGGTCATCTGCCTGGATAAGAGTTGTGTGGTCCCACATTTCATTCATCCAATCTTTTA